AGTCACGGCACGCGCCGAAGGATCGCACACGACCGACAGCGAGCTGCCGTCCCAGGCATGGGCAAGCGCGAGCCCGGTTACCGGATCGGGCAGTGCGGTCGAGGGCGCGAGCGACACCGTGTAAGGCGATAGCGCCGACAAGTCCTCGATCTCCTGGCCGAAGATGTTGAACGAGGGGAATTTGACGTAGATCGTGGAGCCGACGTTGAGGCTCGCATAGCTGAACTTGAACACGGCATCGTCGAGCCGGATGAAGCGCCGGCCAACGGCATGGCTTGCCGGCAACGTACCCGCGAATCCGCGGCGCAGAATGGTCAGGCTATAGGTGCTGGTCCCCGTCAGCGTCGCGGTCTGATAGGTGACCAACTCGTCGCCGACCATGCACAACGAACCGCCCGCGTTGGCTTCGGCGGCTGTCGCCGAGCCGAGCTCGCCGCGTGATGCGGTGAGATCGACCGCGAGCGTGTTCGTCGTATCGGGATCGGCATGGTTGGCCAGGGCCGCCGTCAGCACACCATAGCGTGCAGGGCCGTTGATCGTGCCAACGCGCGAATAGGTGACGTTGTCGGCGCTCACCCATATTTCACAGCCGCCCCAGGCCGGCGACGATGAGGCTATCGCGCACCATATTTCGGGGTCGCCGTTGGTGAGCGAGGTCGGCGCATTGATCAGGGCAGGCGTCGAAACCGAGCCCGGGGCATCCGCCGCGTTCGGCTGCCGATCGGGTTCGCTCGAATGCGAAGCATAAAGCGCGGCCGACGCGGTTCCGACCGGTACGCCCTCTGCGGTGATCGCCAGCAACCCGTCGGCGTCCTCGCCAATCTCGGTGATCCGGACCAGCACGCGATCGAGTAGCAATGAATCGGTCGTCGTCGTCAGCGTGACGAGATCGGTCGGTTCGAGCAGCGCGAAGTTCCACGGCAGCTTGAACGTGTATTTCTCGCGCGTGTAGAGAACGCGCTGCGCATAGAGCTGCACCGCCTTGCGCGCGATGTCGGCGTCGCAAATGCAATGAACCGTCGTCGGATCCTGCTTGCGCCGCCCGAACGTGACGATGTTGTCCAGGTCCTGGGCGGTCGCGATGCCGACATTATATTGCTGGCTGCGGTCGAGGAACTCGAACTGAACGATATTATAGGCGTCGGACTGGTCGACGATCTCGATCGACACGGCGTTACCGCTATCGTCGACCACCAGATCGTCTTCCGTCAGGTCGTACACCGGCGTCAGGTTCGGCGCCCAGGTCACCGAATTGCCCGTTGCCGCAGCATCGCCATACGGCCGGATCTTGAGCACTCCTTCCGACCAATAGACCGCCGCGTTGGTCGCGGTCAGCCATTCCTCCAGAATCGACGCCGCGCTCGATTGCGATTCGAGCACTGGCGAAAGCAGCAGGTTGTTGGCGCGGCAATACAGCGAATAGTCGGCCAGATCGCCGATCAGACCCGACCCCCACATCGGCACGCCATAGGAGGCGTTGGTCAGGAAGTCGGTGATGATGTCCTTCGGGTCGGCATCGCATATCGAGCCGCCGAGCTGAGTCGCAAAGTCGATCTCGAAGCTGTGGTTCGACAGCGTCGCCGAATCCGCGAGATCGTAATCCTGGGCATAGACATAGGCGATCCCGGAATAATTGATCGCCTGAGCGGGGAATTTGGACGTCAGATAGCCCCATACCGGCTGGGTCGGCGCGCCCGTTGCAAGGCTCAGCCCGGCGGCCGATAGCGTGGTCAGCACCGCGCTGTCCTTGTAGATCGTGCGGATGCCCCGAATGCCGCTCGCGCCGCCCTCGCAGATGCCCAAGATGATCGATGCGGTATAGGTATAGGTCGTGTTCTTGGAACCGCCGCCCAGGCCCTTGCCCGCGCTGGTCTTGGTCGTGTGCGGGATCGCAGTGAAGGCGTTGTACCAGATGAGATTGCACTTCATCCGGCCGCGGCCCCAGCCAAGCGAGATGGCCAGGCCCAGAGTAGACGATTGGACCTGCAGCCCATTGAGCTTCGGCGACGTGGTCGAGGTAGATTTGCCGCCCATCATTGGTCCTCGAACAGGGTGAAGAACTTGACCGGCCGGGAGCGCAGCTCCTCGTCGCGATCGGCATTGCCACGCACCACGCCGCCGCCGCGGATCACGGCGTGCAGCACGTCGGGCAGGCCGATGACGATCGCCGCATGCGAATAGCAGCGGCCGTATTTCCAGATCGCCAAGTCGCCGGGCCCGGCGACTTGGCGCGGGATCTCGCGCGCGAACCGCGTCACCCAGCCCAGGAACTGCTCCTCGTTGCGATGCAACATCCATTGCGGCGAGTAATCGGGCTCGACCCGGGGGATCAGTCCGACCGCTTCATACACCGCCGCCGGCAGCATCGCGCAGTCGACCCCGACGCCGCGCAACCGCGCCCGGTGATGATACGGCGTTCCTTCCCAGCCGAGTGCCTCGCGCACCACTTCCTCGCGCGTCATCCGAACGCGGTCTCCGGCACCGGGACGTACGGCGTCGCCTTGAACCGCCCGAGATTGTTGAAGCGGACCGAACACCGGCTCTGCGTCAGATCGCACCCCGGATAGGCGGTGAAGGTGTTGCCCGCGACCGGCAGCGCGGGAAGGGGAGAGACGAGCTGGAACAGGCCGGCCGCATCGTTCGCCATGATAGTCGCCGAGATGCCGGTATTCGGTCCCGACGTGAACACGATCCGCCCCTGCGCGAAATCATTGGCCGGTGGCGTCAGGCTGGTGTCGAACACCGTGAGCGTCGGGGCTGGCGACGCGCCGACCATGCCGGTCGCCGCGAAGGCCGCCGGATTGAGCGCGCAGCCGGCGTCATAGACCGCATGCAAGCAGGCCGCTTGATAGAGGTTGGCCGGCATGTTGGCGTTGAGCAGCACGGTCCAGGACGACACCGTGATCGTGGCGCTGTCGCCGGTGATTGCGCTGATCGCGGTGACGCGCCCGGAAAACCTCAGCACCGTGCCGACCACCGGCAGGTTCCAATCGGTCAGGAAGGCACGGTCCAGCCGGACGTTCGCGCCATCGAACCCATGTCCCCGGATGAACGGGATGATCGGTACGCCGTTGATCAGATCGTCCAGGTTCGCGGTGATCGCCATGTCGACGGTCGTGACGTCGAGCCCGATCTTCTCGCTGATCTCCTGCCGCTCGATCATCGGGCCAAGTGCATAGACGTGACCTCCCGACAAGATCGGGATGTCACCGCCGGACCACCTAATGACGGCCCCGCCGACCAGCGTGATCGTCCACAGGTCGACCATCTGAAAATCCGCGCCGCTGTTGAGCAAGGCGATCAGCGCAGGCGATGCAGCTTTCATTGTCAGCCCTTGGTGGTGGTGAAGGAGAGCCCGTCCTGCGACCACAGGCTCTGCATCATCTGGTTGAACTCGAGCGCGTCGTCGTCGAAGCGGCACACGAACATGAAGCGCCCGGTCCAGGTCAGCACTTTTCCGGCCGCGGGCGCGCTGGCGAAGGTGATCGATCCCCGCGGACCGACCGTGAAGCTGGCGACCGGGGCAGCGTCGGCGAACACGGTCGGCGTTCCGAGCACGCCGCCGACCGGCTCGGAAAAGGTCGCGCTGCCAAACGCCATGCTCCGAATGAGCTGGAACTTGGTCGTTACCCCGTCACCGATCCCGAACCGTTGTGCGGCGACGGTGTTGTCGCCCGGATCGAAGAAGAAGAATTCCTGATATTGCCCGCCGTGCAGCAGGAAGAACGCAGCCAGTCTCTCGAGGTCGGGCGTAGCGGGAAGATCGCGCAACACCTCGTACGATACCTTGAACTGCCACCGCGGATACGACCAGGCCTTGCGCCGGCGCTCGCGGCCGGAGGACGCCGTCGCGATCTTCGTCGCCCAAGTCGGCGTTTTCGCGACCAGGAACGACTGCCCGATCAGCGTCGGGAACACGTCGGGGTCGTCGATCGACGGATCGGATGTGACGAGCCAGCGTGTCGGCAGATAGAGCGTGGGCAATCTCGTCTCCAATCGAATGGCTGCGCTGATCCTCGGGAGCGACCGGGCACGACGTCGTCGCCATCGCGATCTCGCTGACGCGCTGCGTAAACGCGTTCCGGTTCGCGATCTCAGCGCCGCAGAGAGGTCGCGGACGGCGTGGTTACCTAGTGGCGCGGGCGTCGCCTACGTCACGATAAGCGGGAGCTTTTTGCTCCGTTTTCGATCTATCGACGCGCAGCCCCTCTTGCGATGCGCCCGCCGGATGGTAGCGTCGCACCTCAACAACGGAACAGTCACTGCGGGGGTGGTTATGGTCGGTAGGGCAAAGCGCAAGATCAGATGGTTACTGTTGCCCGCGGCTTGCTTGTCGGCCGGCGCGGCAAACGCGCAAACGCTCCCGTCGGTGTTTGGGCTGCAACTGGGCGCGCCCGTGACGCTGCCGGAATGCCGACACATGGAGGGTGTGCCCGCGGGTTCTAACGGTGTGCCAGCCTATGAAATGGAGCAACCGGTGACGTGCGTGCAACAGCCGTACGAATTGGGATGGGCGGCACTCAGACAGGGGACTGTGGTCTTCACTCGCGAGCAGACTCCCGAGCTCAGCGCCGCCAACATGATAGGGGTGTATTTCTCGAAGGACAGCGACAAGGTCATCGCGATAGAAGCTGCGACACCCGGCTACGAGGGCGCCGCTTATATTATCGCTCAGCTAACCGCCAAGTTCGGTAAGCCGACCTCGGCCGACGAGGATCGCCGGATCGTCAGTAGGGTTTCGGTATTGGCGAAGCACGTCGTCTGGAAACGCAGCGGGTTCACGGTCGATTATCAGTCCGTCGCCAGCAGTGTCAGAGCGGGCGAACTTCTTGTTTCCACCGACGAATATGATCGTCTGGCGAGCGCGGGCGACGCGGCCAACGCCGCCAAACGGACCCCGCTCTAGCTCGCTGGAAGTGCGAAGCCGAGCTTGCCGGCGCGGTGCGCTCTCTTGATCGTCCTGGCAAAAGCATCGAGGTTGGCCATGATGTCGGCTGGCGTGCGGGTGCCGGCATGATCATGGTAGTGAAAAGCGGTACCGCCATCATTTGCCGCGCTCGGCGCATTGTTGTTCGCCGCGCCGCCCGACAGCAGCATTTGCCGCAGCGGTACGGCGAGGTTGGCTGGAAGCACCATCTCGCGGGCATGCGCGCTGATCAATGTTCCGTCTGTCGAACCATTGCTGCAATTCCTGGATCTTCGCCGCGTCCCATCCTTCGGGCGCATTGAGCAAACCCGCCGGCACGTTGCCCTCGGTGAAATAGCTCAACTGCGCCGCCTGGTGCCGCAGGATCGTATTGATCGTCACGATGATCTGCTCGACCGGCCCGAAGCCATAGAGGTGGTGCGGCCGCGCGTTGCGCGGCGCGTAACTAGCGACAACGGGTTAGGTGCCGATGTCCGTATGCCGCTGCATTCGCCGTTCGCACCAGATCCAAAAACCCGGCCGACGCCACCGCATCCTCCGCCGGCCAGAACGCCATCACCAGCGCGTCGGCCTTGTTGGGCGACCCGGTGCCGTCGGGCTTCTTGTCTATCACCAGCTTCAGCGCGCCGTTCACTGCGCGCGTCGGCTGGCTCAATTCCTTCCGCAGCGATGCTAGCCCCCGCATATCGCGCGGAAGGCTGATCAGGTCGGCGGGGTCGTAAACCTCGCCCGCCGTCACCGCCTTGTGCGTGCGCTCGAAGCGCAACCGCAATTGCCACCAGGCCTGCGCCTTCAGGTTCGCGTAGAAATCGCCATTCGTCGGCGTTTCGCGATCCCCCGGCACGACATGCTCGCGTGGCCGGAGCGGCGACGCGCCGGCATTCCACGGCCGGAACGTGATCCCGGTGGGCAGCAACGGTCGCCCGTCCGCATCCACTTCATCGCGCAGCCGATTGGCTTCCGCCTTCACGCCCGCGCCGACGCCGATACTGTCATATTGCAGCGCCACCGTCCGTCCACGCAGCCGGTCGACCGCCAGCCGCGTCGCCTTGCCGACATCGCCTTCGCCCCAATCGTCGACCGACTGCACGATCGACCCCTTGGCAATGGCCAGCGCATGCCGGTCGCCACCCTCATCGGCGGGGTCCAGCGCAGCGCGCCACGCACCTTCATCGTCGAAGCCGAGCGCGAGATGCGCGTCGATCGCGCTTGCCACCCAGTCGCCCGGGATGATGATCCCTTCGACTGCGGCGGTGTAATTGCGGTCGACTTCCTGCGCGAAAACATGGAGCAGCCCGTCCGCCGCCGCTTTGGCCCCCCGCCTGGCATACCAGGCAGCATCCTTGGCCGGATGGTCGCGCCAGTCCATCACGAACACATTGACCCGATCGGTGGTGAGCGCCGCGCCCGGTGTCCATTCGATCCCGCTTTCGCGTCGGCGATGGAACACATTGCCCGGCCCGTTGACCGAGCTCATGTCGATCTGGAC